CGTAGAGCCCCTCTAGAGGGATATCCTATGAGACACAGAGAGCGCTCGTCCATCTCCCCTACAACGGGTGTATTCGAACGCCGCGAGGTTCATACTCGTTTTGAATCTAACGGCTCGAGTACAGTTCTTACCGATACCGGTTGGTTTACTGATGGTATGTCAACCACCGAGTCCGGTACGTTCGAAGAGATGGATGATGTTGTTTCTGAAGGTGCAAGAGTTGATCATCCTTGCTACCACACCAGGAACACGGTCGTTTATCACAAACTCGACGTGTATGAGAAGCGGTATTGTTTGTATAACAACACCGGTTGCGGCGTTGCGACCATAACTGGTCCCCGCGTCGAGCGCGAGTATTTCTTTCGCGGAGGGCCCACCTCTACTGTAGAGTGGTCCCCCGCTCCGGATTTACCCGACGCCTCAGTTCTCTCTCAAGCTGAATTTGCTTCTGCACTAGTTGAGCACTATGAAAAAGTGCGCAACCCTGTAAAGGAGCGGATTTCGCTCGCGAACTTCCTTCTCGAGCTTGGCGATATTAAAAGGACTTTTACGTCCATCGAGTCATTTTTTAATGACCCGAATCGCTATGCTGATCCTGTTCTTGCTGCTGAATTTGGTATAAAACCATTTTTAGCAGACTTGAACTCCATTAATTCGTCGTTGCTTGGACTTAGGTCCGACATCGATCGTCTTTTTGGAAACGCTTCTAGCAGCACGGTCATACGAACTGAACGTGAGGTTAGAATCTTGGGATACGAGGAGTTTGTTCACGACTCTTCAACTCCGTCTACCGGTGGGGCCATTCGCCCCCTCGGTTCTGACGTTAAGAATCCGTCCGCTCGCATCGTATTTCACACCACTGTATCTTACGATACAGCTGAGTTGAAAGGATTGCGTCGGGCGCTTTACAGTTATTCACGATGTTTTGGGTTATCTAATCCACTCAAAGTTGCGTGGAATGCGATACCTTATTCTTTCGTGGTCGACTGGTTCCTTAATGTTGGGAGTTTGCTAAACTTTCTTGATTTAGCAACACCGTTCGTCCCAGCATATGTCAGAAAGACGACTACTCATTTTCATTTGAGTAGGACCCAGAAAGCATACGTTACAATTTTAACAGCCGCCGGACTCGTCATTGAACGTGACGTTCTTGCGGCTACCAAAATTAATAGCGTATACAATCGGTGGGTGGGATACCCTGTAGAGCTTACGCTCGGAATACAGAGCATTTCTTTCCGAGAGCAGATGCTTTCTGTCCTTCTCGCGTCACAGCGTCTAATTGAAGGCAAACACGTCTTCAAGCGTTTCAGGTTTTCCTGGTTAACGCCTATTCGCCGTACGCAACGAGAAGGTTCTAGGAAGAAGTAACAACACTTTATTGAAAGCAGATTCCATGTTAGCCGACACCCTTTCCGACGGCACAACTACCTTTTCAAAGGTAAGTGCCGACGCCCAATCTGGCTCCGTATATCACTATACTGGAGACAGTGTCGTTTACCCCGATATCCTCACTATCAAGCATACTTCGCCTGGTGTGGGGAAGAAGGGTACAACAAGACATTTGTTTTCCTTGCAGAAAGCCCTCATTGATTCAGAGGGTTTTCGCGCAGGAAGCTATGTCACGGTCAATTTCACCGTTACCTTTACTGACTCAATTGACAGTAATGGTATTGTTGCTGCGGTGCTTCAGTATTTCAAACTATTGAGCAACGCAACTGCTGTTGATACGATTACCTCGAATATCCTTGACGGGATGTTCTGAGTAATCTGGTTCAATAGCCGGCAGGGATAATAATCCTTCTTGGTGGGTGTCTGGACATGGCTTGGAGGTAATACATGGAAGACCATGCTAACCTGAAAAGCCAAGTTCGCTTTGCGAAATCGCTTTTTAAGGCGCTTTTAACTGATATCTCAACAGGACGTCCCCCTCATATACGGTCATCATTACAACGAGACCTTCTTACCATAACCACTAGGTTAGATAATGAAGGTATCTCGTTTGTAACGATCACCCTTCCTACCCTTGCTAAGGCGATGTACTTGTCCTTTAAGACAGGTTACATTACCACTCCTAGCAATTTTGCTAAGAGGCGAGGTACAGCTCTCCCGAGATTTCTCTTTGGTTTGCTGAAGGATGTCTATGAAGAAGACGGTATGCTGGCCGTTGATCCTTCGGTACCTTCTATTAAGGAGGCACTTCAGATTTGCGGCTTAGCGTATAAGCTCAACATCCCCATTAATGAGGATGACAAGCGTTACAAGAACGTGATCGATAATTTTAAGTCAACTGAAAATTATCTCAGTAAGCTTAAAATCGATCATATTACATGTACCAATTGTTTTGAGCTAGCGAGGACCATGATTGAAGACGTGTTCGCGGGAATTAATCCGTGGAACATTCTACCACGTCATGGACCCGGTACTGTTGCGACAGGAGAGTGGGCTGCCGAGAAATGGGTGTTTGGAAGAAAATATTCCTCTATACACTCTACTTACCCCTACTACGAATATTTCGTATTAGGAAAAGGTAAGGAAATACTCGACAGGAAGGATTGGTACCTCGGTTTAAAACCCGAGGTCTCAGGGACGGCTACAGTTGTACTCGTCCCGAAAGATTCACGAGGTCCTCGGATTATATCTAAGGAACCCCTCGAATACCAGTACATCCAACAGGGACTCTGGAGACTTATGAGACATGAGTTCCAGACCCACCCATTCACGCGGGGACACGTCAACTTCGATGACCAGACCATTAATCAAAAGTTAGCCCGCAAGGGCTCGCTTAATGGTTCCTGGGCAACCCTCGATATGAAGGATGCCTCGGATAGGGTCTCTTTGGACTTAGTTAAGCAGCTTTTTAGTACGACGCCCGATTTTCTCGAGTGTCTACTAGCTTGCCGCTCTACTAGTACGAAGCTCCCATCTGGTGAGGTAATTGATCTCCATAAGTTCGCACCTATGGGATCTGCTACCTGCTTTCCTATTGAATCGATTGTTCACTACGTACTTGCGGTTGCAAGTATTATGGTGATGTCCAATCTATCAAGGTGGAAAGCCCGAAGCCTTGTCTACGTTTACGGGGATGATTTGATCATCCATTCCCGTCATGCAGACAGTGTCTTAGCAATACTTCCACTCTTTGGGCTAATGTTCAATGAGCAGAAGTGTTACACACATGGACCCTTCCGCGAATCTTGTGGTGTCGAATCCTTTTTGGGAAATGACATATCACCAATTCGCTGGAGGAAACCATGCCCGCAACGCCTCGACGCTGTTACGGCTTCTTCGTTCGCCGACTTTGCATCCTCGCTTTATCAGCAGGGATACTTAGCGGCTGCCGAAGTGGTTTGGAGTCGCTTGGAGACGTACACTGGGAAACTCCCAGTGGTGCCTCTGAGCTGGAACGTTCCATACCTAAGTCGAAAGACAAGGTTCAGAAGGTTCTTTACCCCTTACCGCCATCGGTGGAACAAGAAGCTCCATCACCACGAACACTTAGGACTCTGCCTCTCACAAGTGAGAAGTAAGGATCCGAATGTCCCTCAGTGGGCTCTTCTTTTAAAGAAGTGCCTCACTGGTGATGGTACGTCAAGGGAGTTAACCGTTTTCTCCTCCTTAAAAAAACGGTGGATGAGAATTCAATAGGTAGTTTTACTACCTATGTGGTAGAATTCTCGAGGCTGC